CCATTACGCATCATCTGTACCAGGTTCATAATTTGACTCATACCAAAGTAACTGCGTCCATGTGCATCAAGCACCTGACCAACACTAATACTTTTGGTGTCATCTATAGTTGTTCCAGGAACATAAACAACATCAAGTCCTCTACGATCAAACACACGTCGATTCCACTCAGTTAACTGTAGTGTATAACGTGCTTCATAAGATTCAAGACCCATGTAGAAAAGTTTACGCATTTTTACTCCTTTAAATATGCTTTAGTGTACTATTATTGTTTGACTATGTCAACTATTTAGATAACCTTTTTGTAGGCTACGCAATATCTTCTTGGAAAGGTATAATAGTCTGGCAAATGTTCTGTGAGATAATCACTGTGCATACTTTGAAACTGCCATCCGTTGTACTTGAAAAAATATTCATAATAGTTTGGACTAGTATATGTTGTTTTTGCTCCAGCACCGAGAGGGGCAATTTTGTGTCCAGTGTTTATGCTGTGTTGGTATAATGGTAACTTATCTTGTAAAAACTTTTGAAACCATTCTCCATATTCCGATGATTGACATAGTTTACTCATCATCTCTTTATCTTGTGCAGAATACAGATCTTCAAATATTTTGTTGTCTCGGTCTTTCCACCATTTTGGAACATCTAATAGATATTGCCAAAGAGGAGGGTAGTTGCTATCTATTATTACATAATCACTGTGATTAACACACCATTCCAAAAATTTAGTTTTATCTGAAAGTTTGTGTATAGTACCTGCTATTAATATCACATCATATTTTTGATCGTTATTTGCAATAAACTTTTCTATAAGTGTATTTTCAAGTTGCCAGTTTTCAGTATAAAAAGTATTCATACATTGTTTACCTGTAATATAATTTTCTTTATCATATTCTACACCTGTCACATGCTTTGCACCGTGATATAAACTCCATGCACCTGAAAGAAAGATCCAAGGGCCAAAGTCTAATACAGTTTTATTTTTTAAAATGTTAGGTGGCAATAAACCAGTATAAATTTTTTTATTTACTTGTGGGTTAGTTATACTTTTTCCCATATAATTTATGGGATTATGTTTTGGTCTAGTGTCGTTTTCAGTGAATGTTTGTAATATCTTGTCAAGCATTAGAAGTCTACATCTCTTCCGTTAATATTAAATGTGCCGTGAGTGAACCCTCGATCCATCTTTTCAACTTCAGTCATGTTGTCACTGTCAATCCTGCGATTAGGATCTCGTTTCATCTGTTGTAGGCGGTCTTCTGCATTGTCTTTGCCACACACAGAACAAACGCCTGAGGCACCACCGCAACTGCCGCTTACACGTCGGCCTTTCAGGAGGCCTATACTCATTGCCAATACCGTAATTAATAAGATTACCAAGCATAATAAAAATGTCTCCATACTAGTAGCTTATGCAACAACCATTTTCTCCATCTTCGCTGACTTCAATAGTTACTGCCCTTCCTGGGTATTTAGCGGCTACTTGAGTATAGATATCATCCGCTATCATCTCACAACTTTTGTAATCCAAGTTGAGTATGTCTTCTTTGTAGAGATTTTCTAACCAACGTTTGAATTGTATAAACTCAATGTCTCTGTCATTATGGAATACGTCAATTGCAACACGAAAATGAAATATATGTCTATGAGGATAGCCTAAGAAACTTACATCATATTCATCACCGGTGGCTAGTTTAGGATCATCTAGTGCGGCTGGATACTTGTGGATACCTTCTTTTTTAAATGTTACCCAAATCTGTCTAGAGGCTTTGTCTTTTGCACTTTCAATTGCTTCACGTTCTTGTTGTATCATTTTATTACCTCATCTTTAGAATAATCTGTCCAAGGAGTAAACTTTCTCCTGTCCATAAGTTTGTGTAAGCTGTGTGTCCACACTCCTGGATTTGTTGCATCAAAGTCTATGTCATCAATCTTCAACATTGTGTTGTAGTTCCAATGTTTAATAAAAGGAACACCAACTCTCAACTGCGGAATAAAAGTATTGTACTCGCAATAACCTTCTTCATGAAAGTTTTCAAACTGCGAAACAGGAATATCCAATGTACACCATATGTTGTCTTTAAGAAAAGGCATGATCATGAATGTCCATTCATAATGCTCATCGTCATCTTTAGGATCATATGTGTGGTTAGCACCAAAGAATATATGTTCACAGCCATGTTTCTCATATGCTTCTTTGATAGCAACAACATCTTGTATACCAACAACAAATAATGTTTTCATTCCGAATGCAGGAGTATGTTCAACTTCTGTACCTATGAATAAACTAGTTTCTTCATGATTAGGACGTTCCATTGTTTGCCTTTTTCTGTTTATTATAAAACAATTTGTGCTTGATGTCAATCAAATAGTGCATTAAACTGACTTGCACTGTTAACAATCTTCTTGCCAGTAAATCCTCTTGTGCCTTTGATACTATCCCAAAACTTACTGTTGTCTTCAATAATCTGCATGCTTTTATTGTAATCTCGTGCTTCAAATACTTTTTCAACTACGTCGCGAAATAGCACACGTTCAAATGTTTCATGGACTAACATTCCTGGTAGTATACCTTCATCATATCTTACATTTGCTTCTTGTACTGCTCTAATGTGGTGCCAAACATTATGACCCATAAGCAGTGCATAACTGAAACTATCCCAACTGGTTGAATCACGTTTACGTATAATTGGCTTTCCGTTTTCATCTAATATTGGATTGCCATTTTTATCTCTATCAATATCTCCTGCTAATATTTTTGGTGCGCCAATTTTGTTTTTGTCACCAACTCCGTATTTGCAAATATCTCCAATTGTACAAGCGACACTTATTGGTGAATCTTCAAACTTTTTGTGTATACCATCACGTAATACAACATCACGAAAACTGTCTGTACCATGTGCATACTTCAATGCGTCAACAGTGGCCTCCATCATGTAACTCCACTTGCCTCTATCTTCAGTACGCAAGTTAGTATACACTTGTCCGTTAGCAGTTGCAAGGAATGGCGATGCACAATCAAAACTAATTGTAAAGTTTGCATTCGCATGACGACGTACACTGCGTTGTACATCGGTTAGTAAACATGCCCATTCTAGTTTGCTAGTACCTAAAAAGTGCATCCAATCATGTTGTCCTTTTTCCAACAAACCTTCGTGTATAAGTGTTACTAGACGTTTCAATACCAAATGCACATCACACATGTTTTGTCCACCCATACCCCAACCATCAAATGGTCGATCATACTTGTCTGAACAAAAACCTTTCATGAGATCATACCAATGATCTGCTTCTGAGTGATTGGAACCTTGCAATACGTTTAGTATTTTTAAGTCTCCACTTCTACTCTGCATCCAAAATTCATTGTTAAACAGAGTAGCATTTACTGCATCATCATAACTGTGAATGCCGCAGGCTTGACTTGCTTTCTTGTCTAAGTAGGTCCATGTTGGAATATCCATGGTCATACCATGTGTTGCTATGCCCATTTGCCATGCAATAACCTGTTCACGTTTCTTTTCACAGGCCTTGTCTTTAGGATCAGCCCACGCACCTGGCCATACACCTTTGGCAATTTGGAATCCACCAGAGTCTGCAAGCATGATAGTATCTGCTTCTCTGTTGCGAATCATGTCTTCTTTAGGTACGTGTTTGCTAAGGTCCATATCAGCATGTCCAGCACTGTACAAACTATACTTGTAAGGAAACAATGCTTCTTTACTGTTTAGCCAGTTCAATGCTTCCATGTTTGGAATGCCTTTTGGCAACCTATCACCAATGATTTTATTTTTGTCACTTGCAGGAAAACGTTCCTTGCCTATGTAGCCAGCATAGAAACTGCTGATAGCTGGCAAAAATACTGCATAGTCTTTTTGTTTTAGTGTTAGGTTATCCTGTTCAAGCATTACTTGCTCTGTGCAGGAAGTATGTAATTATATACTGCAATACCCGAATCGACTGTGATCTTTGTTGCACCACTATCACTTATCCTCACAGTTTTGTCTCCAGTTAAGTTCATAATTGCTATAAACTGTTGCACTGGCCAACTCCATGTTTTAGTTAACTTTCCGCCAACATCATGTTGGAACACAAAGTCACCTGCGTGTGTGCTATGATCGCCAAACAAAAACTTTAAATGGCCATCTTCAGTTTTGGTTTGAAATGTTGTTTCTTCAGCATTTGCCTGTGCTTGCATTTTCAATCTCATGATACTTGCAGTGGTTGGCTCAAACTCAATATCCCAAGGCACATCTTTCATCTTAACACCTTTGAGTTTTTCGTTTACAATCTCACTAACCATGAATCTATAGTCGTTTTTAAAGTCACCAGCTGCATTTTTAAAATGTAATCCAACTGGAGCATTTTCACCATTGCGTTCTTGACGCTTTACTGATATTTCTGCATTTTCTTTATACTCACCGATGTTAAGCAATATTTTTAGTTTTGCCAAGTTTGGCATACCAAATGTACCAATATAATCTGCAACTGGACTATGAAACTTTGCTTGTAACACAACACTCTTGTCCTCTGCAAGTCCATCTACCGCGGTTGTAGTATCTGTTCCTGTAATCTTAATTAGGTCAATACAACCCAAGTCATAGCTGTGTTCAACTAAATCTAGTAAGTAGTCTCTCATATCTTATCTCCAAGTTTATTGTAATCGATTAATTGCGCCAAGGTTTTGTCCACCTCTAATAGTTGTTCGTTTTCCGGGCTTTTGTAATTCTAGCCAACTAACACACCAATTTATTTCTTTTTCGCCATCATAGCCAGAAACAATTTTAAAACCAATAGATTCACAGTACTTTTTAAGTGTGTTGCCATTAGTGTAAGTATAGTACATTTCGTCTACTTTGTCAACAGCTTTTGGGTAATTACAATTATTATAAGTAAAAAGCATAACACCACCTGGGCGTAATATATCAAACGCACACTTTACATAAAGTTCGATTGTACTTTGTGTCTTAAAATTAAACCAGTCAAATGCACATATAAAACCTAACTGTTCTTTAGGAAACAGGTGTAATGGATTTTCCAAACTATCATCGAGTATATAGTATCTTAATCGCCTTTGATAATCTTGTTTCCATAATTTTTTAACTTCTTTAAAACGCTCTGCACTATTATCAGCAATATACAACGGATCGAGTGCTACTAGATATTCTGTGAACATACCTGCTGATGGACCAATTTCTAAACCAGGCCATTGAAAACTTATGTGCTTTCTCATAGTACCGACAAACATTTTTTCTGGCACTGTTTTGTTTGTACGGTATTGTTTTAAACGAGGAGGGTTAATAAACAACTCATTGTAGTTAAACTCATGAATTTTAGTTTCACTGGATTTCTCAAGATTCTTTTGGCTTATTTCACCGCTTTTGGCATGATATTGTTGTTCTAAGTCTGCTATCATTTTTTCTAACTCTAGTATAAACCTATTTAGATAAATGTACAACTCATTTAAATTTTCAAGTATATCTTGTTGCTTGTTATACATGCTTTGTTTAATGTTAGCAATATTAGGTCCGAGTGGTAATAAGTTCACTGTTCCATTGAATCTCTCTAGTTCTTGAAAAATTGGTCTTTCTATATTTTGGTAATCAACAATGTCTTGATTACTAGATATAATATGAGTTAGTGTGTTACGATATTTTACTAAGTCTATTAATTTCATTATTCAAACTCAAATAGTGTGCTAAATGTGTTGGTGGTATCTGTTTCGCTTGCTAAGTCCCAGTCAAGAACACCAAGCAAATTGCTGATTTTTTGGTCAACTACTGTTGCTTCCATCAGTGCATCATCAAAAGGCAGTTCTTTGAACCACTGTGGCAAATGTAGTTCATCGGTTGGATATCCAATTGAAGTCCAGTTAAGTGGATTGGTTTTTAGTTTACACACAATAGTTTTCATGCCATCCACAATACTTTGGCTATAGTTGTCTGAATTCATCTTCTTCATGTTGTTCCAATTAAGTGCGGCTCTTACATGTCCTGGCATGTTTGCACGACCTTCTTGTTCTTCACGTTTTCCATACATTGTAAGATTGTTTACACGTTTAGGAGATCCTTTCTCCCAAGCTGGACGATCCTTGAACTCGATCTTGAATTCTTTAATCATGTCAATAATTTCTTGACGTTCAGCCCCAGCAAGTACTCTTGTTAATAATGTCATCAAAAAATCTTGTATAACTTTTGGAGTATCTGACCGCTTTAGATCAAGACCCATTGCCTTAATTTTTCCTTGTTTGCCAGTTACATCTAGTCGTTTGCCTTCACTGTCAAATATGTTTATTGCATAACGTTTCTTTGTTATAAACAAGCCTCTATCTGCAACACTTTCTCTGCCGCCTTTGATAATTAATCCGTTGTCTCTTGGCACATGAAATGCTTGTTCCATAAATGCAGGCCAACTGTCGTTCAGTTGATCACTTATAGCATCGTAGAGTTGAATGCAAATTTCTTTGTTCCATTCCATATTGCCTGCTTCAACATCTTTTTTAACCGCTGGCCATGCACTGAAATAAACAGAATCTGTGTCTCCATATATAACTGCTTCGCCAACATGATCGTACTTGCCAGTGATTGCTTCGTTTACAAAACTGTCCATGTGATGTGCAATAGCTCTGCCAGTTAGTGTGGTTGACTGACCGATACGTTTATCAAAAAATCTACAACCAGGATTAAGAATTGCACCATACAAACTGTTCAAATTGATCTTCTTCACCAACTGACGTTTATCTAAGAATTCTATTTCTCCTGGGTCGGTTGCTTGTCTAAGGTTTGCCTGTATCTCTTGACGTTCCCTGTACCAACGTGCTAGTAATCCAGGAACAATACCTTCTTTTTCATAGGTGAATATTGTACCATTTGCACTTAATATCCAGGGCTGGTTGCTGTCAAATATAATTTTCCATATCTCTGCGGCACTGTGTACAGTTTCTTCACCATTTTCCCAGTCAACGGTGATTTCTGTACCACGTTCTTGTTTCATTACTGCGGTATACTCTAGTGTTCCAAACAAGCCTTCCCACGCCATAGCAAATGAACTTTTAGCATTGATTTTGTCCTTGATATAGCGGTTAGTCATTATAGGACGCAGTTGTCCTACTATTGTTTCTGGAGCCATGTTAAGAGCTCTAATAGCACTTGGATATAGACTGTTGATATCAATAGCACCTATCCATTCGTGTATACCTTTTTTAGGATATGCAACGTAAGCACCTGCCGCGGCAGTGTCTTCGTCGGTGAGACGTTCACGTCTGTTAGGAACAACCATGCCCTGTTCGTGTGCTTCATTGATAATTGCTTGTTCTGTAACTGCAACTGCACCCATGGTGGTTTGTAGTAGTACAGTATTTGCATGAGCTAGTTCATTTGCTAATGCAATAAAACGCAGTTTCTTATCTAATTTATCAAGCAATGCAGTATCTTGACGTGAATACTCAATAAACGTTTCAAAATTTTGATTGTACAATTGATCCAAAGTGCCTTCGTATGCAGTCTTCTTTTCATCAAGTTCATGCTCTCCTATAGCATCCAAACTATAACTATGACGTTCTTCGTATGTGTACTTTCTATACAGTTGCATGTAATCCATATGCACACGGCCAATGGTGTCAAACGTTATATTTTCTGCACCAAATCTTTCGAATGTACGTTTCTTAGGAAGTTGACCCCACAAACAAAAACGTCTTGTATCATCTTTGCTCAGTATGCGAGCAGTTCTGTTTACAAGATAGGGTATATCATAACCTTCACTGTTCCAACCACTGATAACATCTGCATCTTCTATTAGATCTAAAAATGTTTGTAGCAAGTCTTCTTCACGTTCTAGTAACATTGTATTTGGGAACTTGTTGCATATTTCTTGTGCAGTTTCCCAACTCAGTGTTTTTGGAGGAAGTACCAGTGTAATCAACTGATCCATCCATTGTAGGTACACACTAATAGCAGTTACTGGATTGAACGGATCAGCAACACTACTGTATCCTCGTACAGGATCAAAATCTGTCTCGATATCAAAAAATGCAGTTTGTAGTGTTGGTGCGTTTTGGTCTTTGTAGTTTTCTTCAAAGCATCTAAACACAGGATTGATATCTGATTCAAATATATCTTTTCCAGACTGCATACGGAGTTCCTTGCGAAACTCTTTGTTATTACGTGTTGAGAATCTACTCACAGGGTTTCCATAGATGCTTTTGTACTTGCCTCTAGGATCTGCATAGTAAAAACAGTATGTGGCAGGATATTCACGATATTCTCGTCTACCATCAATACGTTCTACAACATGTATTCTATCTTTTTCTCTATCAAACAGTGCGTCTACATAACTCACAGACTATAAAGTCCTTCCGGCGGTTGTAAGAATTTCGTCTAGTAGTTCTTGATCTTCTTTTTCAGCAGTGTAACTTGCTTTGTGTGCAATACGTATTGCTTTCTTGAGCACACTAGGTTTGATTTGTAGTTCTTCAGCAATAGATTTTACTGTGTCATTAAGTCCTTCGTTTAGTGCTTCAACTTCGCTCATTACACCCATACCTTCGTTAATGATTTGTGTAAGTTTTGCTTTTTGTTCTGAGTCAAATTGGGTTGCCATGTAAATACTCCTTTGTATAATGCATTATAGTATGTTTATTGTTTATTGTCAAGAATTTTATTAATAGTATTTAGATTATGGACAAGCAGTTATTAAAAAAAAACTTGTTTGATATTAATGGCACTTTAAAAACCAGGGTAGCGATAACTTGGTCCTAGGGCAGTTCCCTCCCTAGCCTTTGGATCGGTCCTAAGGCTATTCTGTTTGTTGATACTGCATTGTTACTTGCCAAGCAGTGCCATCAGCGAATTCATCTCTAGAAAACTGACTGTGTGCAATATGTTCTAACATTTCATTCCTATCAAAGTTGGTTTTATTTTGCCAATGTTGTACTGCACTCTCTCCTAGAA